TATCAACGCTTGCCGCTAACTGATTTGCATACCGCGTGTTATCAGTTAAATTCTTGGCGCCGGCCGTTGTTACTTGGTTCTGTAACGCACCGATTGCATTTTGGTTGCCACGATTAGCGCCCAAATACGAATTATACATATTGCCGTATTCTGGCGTTATCACGTTATTCAAGGCCGCATCGCCCATACCTTGCAAGGTGTTGGCGCTTCGATTGGTGTTATTAATCCAATCCATTTGGCCTTGTAATAGTTGCTTTTCGTCGGTCGTTGCCGTAGGTAGTTTTGCATCAATGCTGCTTACCTTCGACTTTTTACCGCCGCCGCCAAATAATTGCAAGTCAAATTTAAACATGCTTTTCCTTTCTACAAAGTCGCTTCAAGGTGTTTACGCACCGTTTTCAACACTTTGTAATTAAACCCATTATAGGTATAGTCCATAGTTGGAACACGTTCCATATTCCACTTTTTAATGAAACCGCGCACGCTTCGATGTGTTGCCGTTACAATTACATCAAGATCATTCACCTTCATTACTTCAACGATGTACTTGCCTATAACTTTCATATCGCCGTATGTCTGCCAAATAGTAAAATACCGTTGGCCGTCATGTTCGTTGATAGTCCAGAACAAGAACCCAGCATTAGGGAACCATTTGAAATAGTAATTGTATTTGTCTTTGTAGTTGTTATTTTCATCAAAATAAAACCCTTCAAGACTAACACGTTCACCCGTGCGCCGTTCATAGTCTTTAATCATGCTTTCAAGGCTTTCAAGTTGCATCGTTAGTCCCCTATTCGTTCTATGCTAAATCTATTGCGATTGCTTCCGGCTTGTAATTGCCTGTCATAATATCCGCTAATAGTCAGTTTTAAACGCTGATTGCCATACCCTTGACCGATAATATTCATTACTATTTCAAGGTTTCTACTATCATTAATGCGTATTTCTCGACTATCGCGCGTGCTTCCGTCTATTGTGATACGATAATTTCCACTTGGGAAAAATACTGTGTTACGCCATTCTGAGCGATCACTTGCCGGTCTATCTACATAAATATTATTAAAAGCAACCGGATTATACTGCACCGAATACGTGCTACCGTTTTTAATAACTTTTAATGGTGTGTTTTCGTTTCCGATGCGTGCGTATAATTCGGTTCCATTAAATGGAACCTTAATATTTTGGCCGTTTGTTACTGCTGCATTTGCAGTTAATCCGAACCGGTAAATTTGACCGTTATATTCTAGTACTAGATTAGGCATATTATTCCACCTTTAACTTCGCGCCATTTGGGAACGTCAACGTATTGTTATTTTCAAACGTTGCGATGCGTTGCCATTCAGTCATACCTTTCGTATTTGTATCAAAACGAATAAATGCCGCGTTACTGTTAGCAAAATAAAGCTGAGTACCTAATACGCGGTCTTGGCTTGTATTCCACGGAAACATGGCCCCAATACCCCAATATGCAGTACCCCATATACGGTAGTTATTTAATTCACCGAATGTAAAGCCGCTATAACCAGCCTTGTTATTAGCAAGATAATCTAAATCAATCTGTTCATTGGAAAGGCCCGGAACCCTTAACGTACCCGTCATGGTATCGCCGGCCTTTTTAACGCACGTCGCAATGTTATCCGCCGTTGCGGCTGAATTGGCCCGCGTTGCGGTATCTGCGCTAACTGCATGCGTCGCGTTGGCTACTGTATCCGTTTTGCGATAATATGCATTACTTAATCCGTTTACTGTATCCGTGATAGTTTTTAGTGTACGGCTTGGGTTATTTGTAAAATTAGCATCACCAGCAATCTTTTTAATAGCTTCCGCCATTTGATTAAGAATATCTGTTAATGCATACGCTTTACCGTCAACCGTACGCGTACCAATTACGGCGTCTGTTGCGGTGTTTACGTTTGGATCATAATACTTGATTGACTTTACACGTGTTGCATCTGTAACGGCAATCGCTACCACTACGCGCAATATTTCTTTCCAATACGTGCCAGTATACACATACATTTTTTCATTTGTAGTATTGTAGTACATTTTATCCGTTGCCGCTGCTGGTGCATTTGGCTGGCGCATCGGTTCAAGCGTTGTACTGCCATAGGTTAGGCCGCCAGATGCGGAGCGCTCAACGTATAAGTACGACGTATTGTTGGCCGGTAGGCTCCATGCGCTTTGTTTACGGTTAATTGTTTGCGTATAATTAACTGCGCCGTAATCGTTGAAGCCGTCGGCGAATGATAACAATACAGGCGTTTGACTACCGTCAATCATTACGCTTAGGTTATCACCGGTTAAGAATGAGAATTCACCATTGCTTACTTTACCACTCAATACCCTGTTACGTAGGCCGCCAGTACCACCACCGCCACCGGTACCACCACCGTCGCCGGCTTTTAGTTCCATTTGCTGCGCAACGTTCAATAATTCATCGCGGTTTTTCTTAATACTGTCTTGTACAGTATCGCCCTGTGGCGTTATATCCAAAGGGTATTTTTCTTTATATGCCATGTTTAAACCTCTTCATACGTATAATCTAACTGGCGTAACGAAATAGCGCCCTTTTGAACATTGATTTTGAATTGTACATTACGATTTGCACCGCCGCCAATCTTATACGCCTTCGTGTATTCATTAACATTCATTAATGTTTTGGCAGCGTATAACTTTTCATTCGCATAGTATGTTTTGGTTGCCTTACTTGAAAAGTTAATTGGCTTAGGCTTCTTGTTAGAGATGCCAATAGTACCATGACCGGGAATAAGATTATGCGTTACAAAATTATAGTTCATAATCAACACAAATTGACGTGTTGCCAATCTGTTGCCGCTGATTATTGATGTTTGAATTTGTTTCGTATCGTCGGTATCTATTGTTTCATCAAGAATACCAATCTTATTGCCGTAGGCTATGTATACCTCTTTATCCACATTCACCGCCGCATTGATGCTATGCGTGAATTTTCTTGATGTGAAAACGCCCCTTCCGTCTTCATATCGTGGCAAGTAGTGATATATAAATACCGTTTCGCCGTTATATGGTTTAATCCAGATTTGCTTTCTACTGGATATATGCCATACTTCGCAATCTTTCGTTATGTACTTCAATAGATAAGAGTTGATATTCAAGCCAGTTTCAAACGGTTGTATTTCTGCATAGGTATTTGTAGGCATGAAAGACATGAACCCTTGATTACCTAAATAATAGCTGCGATCATCAACGCTTACCGTTGCACCACTACAATAACCGGTAGAGGATAACGGATACACAGTTAAATTCTGTGCATCTGGCGTGCCAATTACTTGATACACGCGCCCGTATTCTTTGTATACGATAATTGCACGTGATAAGAAATCAACTGCAATGATGCTGCCTTGGTCTTTATACCCTACGTCTACATACTGCGCGCTTGATGCATCGTTGCTGATATGGTTCCATGCGTTGTAGTCGCCAACTGCTGACCAATTCAACCGATGCGAATGAGTCGATGCAATTAGTACACGGCCGGAATGACTTGATACTATATCACATACAGGACTTTCAATAGTGGATAACTTACCAGCACCCGAAATAGCTTGTAATTTATCACCGCTGGCAATGAGAATATCACCACCGAACGCATGATATTTTGGCCGTTCGGTACCATTTAATGTGCCTAATAGTTTGTTACTACTGAAATCTGTTTCATACAAATTTCGGCCACTAGAAAAGTACCACTTATTACGGTACACATCATGATATAGCGTTTCTACTGGTAGTCCAAAATCATACAATACACGAATACCCGGAACGGTACGTAGTGCATTATCTGTTCTATCGAATTCGCATTGTTGCGCCTGTGTTAGCGCTTGCACGTCGATATTTTCCGGCGGGTTGCTCCAATCAAGGCCCAGCCGGAACCCGTTTGTAGTTGCCACCTGTTTAACGCCCATTATGCTATACCTCTTGCCGCCTTAATCTGTTCCGTTATGTAGTCAATGAATTGTTTATCATAAGCAGCATAATCCGTCATAAGTGATTTCTTTTTAACCATGAAAGATATAAGCTGCACCAAATACTGATGAAAGAATTCAGAAAACGGAATAGTATCGTCCATTTCGTCAACGTGATTTTTCCGTACGCTATAAAACACTTGATTGACCGTTTCCCCGTCGTACGTTTCAAATGTTCCATTAATGATGCGGATAGGATAACCACTCTTAGGAACGAACCCCATGAAATCGGACGGAACCGCTTTCAAATTTGGTATATCTGTATTCTTAACTACTTCGCGGTCTTTAATGCTAACTAGAATAGTAGTTAGCCAGTCAATGGCTGCGTTAATGTATTGGATATATTCCAACTGTTCATCTAATATTTCGTTAGACTCTACATTAACCAGCGTAATCAATTCGCTTACTACCATAATTCCAGTACCCTTCCGCTATTACGCTTTCATTATTGCCTAAACCGTCATTAATGGATTGCAACGCATTAACCATATTCGCCGTTACGCCGGATATATCAAGGTTCATAACCCTATATACGATGTAATCAACTAATAACGTTTCTAATTCTGCCGGTAGTCCGCTTTCATCTTCCAGCTTCTTATAGCCAGCAGTCATTATATAATCAACGGTTATTTTCTGCTCATGATCTGCATCAAATACTATCGTTTGTAAATTCAATACATGATAGGCCTGTACGTCCGCATCATCGGCTTTGACATTTAACACGCTGATACATTGACCGGGCAGCGTAATCCGTCCGGTGCCATTATCTTCATGAGTTGCCTGTGCCAAACTAGGGCAGTACTGACCGATAAGGGCATTTAATAGGTGATTACCTTCGTTGTAATATTCCAGTAAATGGTACGGTGTATATTGTTCCTGTGG